CAATTGCAGATTACAGGAAAAAACATGAATAGAGACTCAGTATATGAGCAACTAAAAATTGATGAAGGAGTTGTGTATGAAATTTATTTGGACCATCTTGGGTATAAAACCTTTGGAGTTGGACATCTCGTACTTGAATCAGACCCTGAATACCACTACGACGTCGGAGAACCAGTGTCAGTTGAGCGCGTACAAGAGTGCTTTGACACAGATCTCGGTCTGGCTGTGAATGAGTGTATAGCTTTGTATGGATCAGAGGCTTTTACTAAATTTCCTGGTGAAGTACGAGAAATACTTGTAAACATGATGTTTAATATGGGTCGTACACGACTTCGTAAATTCAAAAAAATGAATGCCGCACTTTTAGAAGGTGATTGGAAAGAAGCTGCAAAAGAGGGTAGGGACAGTAAATGGCACAAACAAGTGACCAACCGAGCCGAAAGATTAATGGTACGACTAGAAAAGGTATAAATAATATCTTGACATGCATTGCAAATGGTAGTATAATACTATCATGAATAAAGAAAAAATACTTATCATTATGATGGAAGAGTGTGGCGAGCTTGTGCAAGCCTGCTCAAAAGTTTTACGGCATGGGATCACGGATCAAAAACATTGCCAGAATTTACACGAAGAACTTGGAGATGTTGTCGCAATGACTCGACTGCTTCAAGAGCATTACGATATAAGCGACGAAACTCTTGAAGTTTATGTAGCAAAACGAAACCTAAAAATGCAAGGTGCAGCATATAAATGAATCTGTTTTATCTTGACGAAAATCTTGATAAGTGTGCAGAGTATCATGTGGATAAACACGTCAACAAGATGATACTTGAAGCCGCACAAATCTTGTGTACTGTTATTTGGGTAGATACTCTTCTTGGGTATGTACCACGGGCTCTTGAGAAAGAAGAAGCAGCAGTACTCAACGAATACAAAAAAGTAGAGAAAACTCTACCCCTAGAACAACGCAACCTTACACCATACTTAGGCATGATGTACAATCATCCGAGTACAATCTGGGCACGTTGTTCTCTTGACAACTATGAGTGGACTTGGTGTTACGCTCATGCCCTAGCCGAGGAATACCGATACAGATATGGGAAAGAGCACAAATCTTTCTGGCAAGTCATCAACAAATTACCTGACCCAGTTCACCTTGAACGAGTGGGGTTTACCACGTTCGGACTTGCCATGCCTGACATCCTCAAAGACTACGACAATCCTATACAGTCTTATCGTGACTACTATCATCTCGACAAGGCTACTTTTGCCAGTTGGTCACATAGACCCACCCCCGATTGGTGGGATGAGTCTCTTGCGGACTACGAAGAGAGGATAACAGCTAAGTGAATGATATTGATAAATGGATTATGAGTAATCCTTGGAAGGTATGTGTAATATACCCCGCAACCATTATAGCTACAGGTATGCTTGTTATGTTTTTAAGTATGTCTGTTATTGAAACTTTAGTAAAGGAAAAAAGAAATGAGCAAAGTCAGCTTAGTAGGGATGACAAAGCCGAGTAGCATCACAGGATGCAACACAGCAGAACAATTAGTAGCGTATGCAGCAAGAGTAAGTAACCCTGAGAATCAGAACAATACTAAGACAGCTCCAAAGTTGTTAAAGTATTTAATTAGAGAAGGGCACTGGTCTCCTTTTGAAATTGTACATATTACTATGGAAATAGTAACAACTCGAGACATTGCTCGTCAGATTCTACGTCACAGAAGTTTTAGTTTTCAAGAGTTCAGCCAGAGGTATGCTGAAGTACAAGATAATTTTGACTTACGCGAGGCAAGGCTACAAGATCCAAAAAATCGACAGAATAGTATTGAATTAGAAGATGTTGAGGACTTTGGAAAGGGTGGTAATAAAACTCCACATGAACGCCTACACGAAGATTGGTGGATGCGTCAACGATTAGTGATTAATGAAGCCAAAAAACAATACAAGTGGGCTTTAGAACAAGGTATTGCAAAAGAGCAAGCCAGGGCAGTACTACCAGAAGGAAACACAGTTAGTACTGTTTATATGGCAGGATCATTACGTAGTTGGATTCACTATTGTGAATTGCGGCGGGGTCATGGCACTCAGAAAGAGCACATGGTAGTAGCAGATCAATGCTGGGAAATAATAAAAGGACACTTTCCAGCAATAGCGGAGGCAGTTGAATGAGCGATGATTTTATTCCAGACGACATACTCTCAAGAAAAAAGACATTTGTTCCAGATCCTAAGTACACAAAAAGATCTAGAGCTATTGTACATGATCCAGTAAATAGTCCTGTACATTACAAGCGTGATGATATAGAATGTATTGATGCGATGAAACAAACAACTCCAAAAGAAGGATTTGAAGAGTATTGTCGCCTCAACGCTTTCAAGTATATTTGGAGAGCAAATAACAAAGCAAAAAGAGAAGAAGATATCAAGAAAGCTATTTGGTATCTTCGAATGTCTATTGGAGACGATCCACGTGCCAAGAGTTAAAAAGAAAGATTACGAAAATTTAACAGCAACAAACATTGAGAAAGTAATCTCTCATTTGCGAGCAGATTCACCAATCTCAAAGAAAGAAGCGTGTGCTATGTTAAATATTGCATACAACACTACGCGACTTCAGAATATTATTGATGATTACGAAGATAAAAAACTGTATCGTGAAAAGCGTAAAGCTCAAAATCGAGGAAGAGCAGCTACAAGCGCAGAAATTCGTGAAGCAATTGAACAGTTCCTTTCAGGAGACTCCATTGCAGAAATCGCAAAAGGACTCTACAGATCTTCTGGATTCATTAAAGCAATTATCCAAAGAGTGGGAGTTCCACAAAAAACCGACCAAGAAATAGATTACTTGCCCGAAGAGTGTGTTGCAGAAGAGTTTGCAGAAGGTGAGCTTGTTTGGTCTGCAAGGTACTCTGCTCCTGCAATAGTACAACATGAACTATCTATTGATTATCAAGCAGAACGTGCAGGATTTCAAGACACAAACTACGAAAAGAAATATGGTAGTAAGTGTTACGGTATTTATGTAATTCAGAAAGTACGTGATGAATTAGATGTATGGAATAATGTTGGAACAGGAGGTTTCAACTCTTATCAACTCGCATATGATTTAGGTAAGCTTGAGCACCTCAAGCAGTACGGAGTAGATTTATCACGTATCTAAAAATATTTCTTGACTTCTTTTGCTATGTCACTTATAATATATAGTATAGAAATGAGGAGACTATTATGGAAACTTTTTTAATCGGCTTTTTTATGTTTGGAATTTGTCTTGCTGTGTTAGGTGGATACCTCGCAGTAGTGGACAACTATTTTGAGCAATAGAATTGATAAAAACGTTGCAGAACTTATTGCGTTTCCACCAGTCACTTGGTTTACTAAATCAGTAGGCTGGTTACTAGAGCAAGAAACTTTTGCAGAAAACTACAAGAATATTCCTGTGCAAAAAGAACTTGTACAGGATTTATACAAAAATGGTATCGAAGCACCTATACTTGTAATGCCTAATTGGTATCCTATATGTGGAAGTCAGAGATTACGAGCGTGCGCAAAGATAGCCGAAGATAGTTTTGGGCTACATCCCATACTATTACAACAGGTAAGAGTTTGCAGATTTGATAAAGAGTATTGGAATGTTTTCGATCTTTGGCCTGAAGAAGAGTTTAGATCAAAAGCAAAACAAGTATACTTTCAAATGCTTGAACTTACTTTCAAGAGTATTCATTTCATCGAAGAGGATCCAATGAAAATGGTAAAGTTTGAAACTGATGGCGACAAGCTAAGGTGGAAAGCAAGAGATGGGTGATAGATTCTACCAACAACAAATACAGGCTCTAGGCACTTGTCCTGGAGCACCACATTCAACAACTAAAAGGAAACGTAAAATGGCGTGGACAGACGAGAAAAAAGCAGAGGTTATCGAAGCATATGAAGCCGCTAACCCAACTCCAGAAAACAGTATGGAGATCGTCGCAGAAATCGCAGAGGAGCATAACGAGTCACCCAACGGTGTTCGTATGGTTCTTACGAAAGCAGGTGTTTATGTAAAGAAAGCACCCGCTACTGGTGGGACGAAGTCTACATCGAGTAGTGGGGGTCGAGTATCAAAAGCAGCAGCTATCGAATCTCTAACAGCAGCTATTTCTGATGCAGGTCAGGATGTTGATGAAGAAATCATCAGCAAGTTGACAGGTAAAGCAGCAATGTACTTTGCAGGACTTATCACCGCAGTAAATAGCTAATCTTTGAGGGCATCCGTAGGTGTAAGTCCCTCACCTTCACATACCTAAGCAAGACGGTACGACAGAAGATTCTGCCAACCCGCTTCATTAGGAGCATATGTGAAAAAGGAAGAACTAGCACAGCTCGTAAATGAGTACGGCGATGCTGTTATCACTTATAGAAGTGAAAATAGTAATAAACTGAAATACAATGTTTGTACATTGGACTTTAGCACGCCCTATATCCAAAACAAAAAGAATAGAGCAAGAGAGTCAGAAAAGACTCTTTTACTCTTTTGTTGGGATACTGACTCTTTCCGACTTCTTAAACCTGCAAACGTGACAAGTGTAGTTCCTTTGTCTTCCGTTCTAAGAAACGGAGGATGACATGGAACTGTACAATGCACCCGAAGTATATGAGAGAATCATACACTACGATACAGAA